CGATTGATTCGTGACGATTTCGTTCCTGCAAGTTTGCCTCTTTTTGATGAAAGCAATATAGTTGATTTGCAGAATTTCTCACGTAGGGCATGGGGGGAAACTATTAATGAATTGACAGTGGTATATCGTGATCAGGAAACTAATAAGAATGTACCAATCACTGTTCAGGATATGGCAAATATTCAGATTCAGGGAACAACAATTAATACCACTAGGCAGTACCCAGGTATTTCCAATTCTGATCAAGCTCATTTTGTAGCGTTGAGAGATTTAAGAACCCTGTCATCTCCGTTAGCTAAAGTCAAAATGAGAGTAAACAGGGATGCATGGGATACTGCCCCAGGTGATGTGTTCAGATTATCGTGGGCTGCTTTCGGAATTGTTGAGGTAGTTTTCAGGGTAGGTGCTATAAATTATGGCAACCTAAAAGACGGTCATATAATTATTGATGCCATTGAAGACATCTTTGGTTTGCCTGATGCTAGTTATGCTGCCCCGCAACCTAGCGGATGGGTTATCCCTGGCGGGCCTCCGGCTGATGCACCTTTTCAATTTATTGAAGATGCTACTTTCTACGATATTGTTCAGCAGATTGGTGAGACTGATGCTTTGGCTATAGCTGCTGACCAGGGATTTATAAAAGCGTTTGCAGCAAAGCCGACTTCAGACCATTACAATTTCACGTTGTTTATTTCTCCTGATGAAACTTTGGCTTTATATACCCAGGATGGAACGGGTGAGTTCGCAGGAAGTGCAACTCTTGTGGCAGAAATGGTAACGGGGGCAATAACTACTTTTGTTTATGAAGGTGATGATCTTGCTATTGAATTTCTGGCGATATTAGAATTTGTGCAGATTGATAATGAGTTCATGGAAGTATTTGATCATGACATAGCCGCTAAAACTATGATCGTAAATCGGGGTGTGGTTGATACTGTTCCTGCCCCTCACGTTATTGGTTCTAGACTTTTTGCTAATCAACTTAATGCGGCTTTCAGTCAAACTCAGTATGCTGATGGGGAACAAATTGATATTAAATTGTTGACCAAAAGTGGGCAAGGTACATTAGCTCAGGTTGATGCAACTACAAATATATTTGTGGTAAGTAATCGTAAAGAAAAACCTTATCCCCCTGCTAATATTCAGTTAGATAATTTGCCTGCTTTTGTTCCTATAGGAATGACATTGGGTGATATGGATATTACGTGGGAACACAGGGATAGGACACAACAAACAGCTACCCAACATATCCCGCAGAATTTCGGTGATATCGGCCCTGAAGTTGGAACTACTTATACAATCAGATTTTTTGATGAAATTGATGTTCTAGTTAGAACTGAAGTTGGAATAGCAATTACTTCTTTTACGTGGGTTGATGAAGAAGCGGATAGTGGTTTTGTGAATAGAGTGAATAATAATTTCACGTTGGAAGTGGAAGCAGTTAATAGTGTGTCTGGTTTAACAAGTCATTTCTTTCATGATTATGCTTTTAAACGTGCCGATTACGGCTACAGTTACGGTGAATTTTACGGAGGGTTTGTCTAATGGCAAGTAAAGTAGGCCCGAATGAGGGCATTAATTACGATTACGATTTAGGTACATTCTGGAAAACAGAGAATGATGATACCTTAAAATTGATTGATGGAATTCTGAAGTTGGGTGTCATCGATAAAGACTTGATTGCTCAGCCAGCAAGCCCCGTAAATGGAGACAGATATATTATTCCTGTTGGTGCTACGGGTGCAGCATGGGCAGGACAAGATAATAATATTGGTATCTTCATTGAAAACATTTGGGAATTCAGACCCCCTAATTTGGGGTGGGATGCTTTTGTTCAAGATGAAGGATTCAAGTATTTCTTTAATGGTGCTACGTGGATTCCACAAGTTGCACAGCCTGCCCTCTCAGAGCCAATAGCTGAAACTGTACTCACAGGTGCGGTCATCATGGACTTGTCCCTGTCACGTAACTTCAGAACCAGTGGGGCAACTGCAAACATTACCTTATCGTTTATAAATATTCCTGCTAATGCAATTGAAATAGCATGGACGTTTGAACAAGATGTGGTTGGTGCTCATACGGTTACGTTTCCTGCGGGTACTCAATGGCCTGGGGGTACTCCAATTGTTCCTTCATTGGGTTCATTATCGAAAGATGAATTCCTATTTAGAATTGTTGATGGTGGAACTATCCAAGGAAATGTAGTAGGACAAGCGTATGCCTAGAAAACAATTGGCAGCAGTTGCAGGACACAATCTTTTATTTGGGCCGCCTGGAAGTCCTTTTCCTTCCTTTGGTGGTAGGGGTAGTCCTACTGCAAGAACAGCTACGCTTTCAGCATTGTCTATAGCTACTCTTGCTGAGATGTTATTTGAGGGTGCAGCGGGTGCTGATGGTGTAGCCTTCGATGAGATTCGTGGAAACACTGTAGCTATCGATGATGGTGCGGGTGTTATTGTTTTGGGGGGTGAGCAGTTCAGTCATCACGCACTAACGTCAATTCAGTTCAATAATGTTGATCAGAATTATGTCAGGATAACCACTGTCCTGCCTACATATTTTGTTTTTGAATTATGGTTTAGGGACACCCTGACAAACGGTGATTTTGCGGCTATGTTGGGTGAACCTGCCAATAGTAATATTCATTTTGGACGGGGTAATACTGTGGGGCAACACTGGCCTTCAGTTAGAAATGATTTTAATGGATTTTTGGCGTGGGAACTTCAAATTGATTTTTCTGGTGATGGGCTTATTCATCAACTTCTAGAGTTTCGGGATACTGTCGCAGGTCTTGATTATATTGTTTGTGTTGATGGAATGCCTGTTGCTTCTGCTACTAATCCACCTTCGAATCAATCTGGTGGGATGATTAATTTAATATTCACACCTTCCTTTAACGATGTAAGCGGTGCTGCTGCTTCAGAAAGATTTGGTGGCGAGATAGGGTCGTTTGCCGTTTATGATAATGGGGCTAATCTAACACTGAGAGATGTAAGGGAATTGTATGAGACTAGTGCTCTTGTTGGTAGGGACATTCTTACTCGCCCCCGTTGGTTTATTCTAGACAGTTCGAATTGCGTAGTTGACCCAATTTTAGCCAAGCAAGTTGATCTGGGAGATGTCTTAAATGATACGGGAATTAGAAGCGGTGCGATTCCTAGAACTATCCCTGGCGTAGAAGATGGTCGTAATACATATTTTGAATTGGAGATTATTGATCAAGGTGATGATGCAACTGCAACGCTAATTGGACTTCGTAGATTTGCGGAAGGTGGGCTTGTCGGTGGTGATCCTGACAATGTTGATGAAGCAATATATCTAAAAGGCGGGTTGCTTTTTGACGGGGGTAACTTTCAGTTGCCAATAGCAGGGCCAGTAGGTGTAGAGTCAGGCGCAATTCTAGACGCGCAAATGACTGCTTCCTCAACGCTTGCTACGTGGGAACCTGAACTTGGAAGATTAAATGGCCCTAGAGCATGGCTTCAACCTAACCCTCAAGTTGCGGGTGAATGGCTTCAAGTTGATCTTCTGCATGTTAGAACAATTACGGAAATAAAAACACAAGGAAACTTTATTTTTAATGAGTGGGTTATTAGTTACAAAATTGAATTTGCAGGGGAGGATTTAATTTTCGAAGATTACAACGGTGGTGAAATTCTGACTGGTAATACAGATAGAAATTCTATTGTTACGAATGTTTTGATTCCATTTCAAGCTAGGTATATTCGGTGTTTGCCCGAAACATTCCAAACTTCTACAAGTTTAAGATTGGAATATACTCAAGCGGGTGATCAAGATGCGGTTGCTTTAGGTAATCCGATTACGGGCAGGGTTTATCGGTTTGCTATTCCGTGGGCTGAACTTTTACCTACACAATTTTTTATTGGTGATGAGATAAATTGGAAAGGATTACCCCCTGGCCCTGCTGACCCTGAGACTTTTACTGATGGAATTGGATTTCTGAACACTAGTTTTAATTGGGGGGGCGTGGGCTAGAACCAATGGAACTA